CGATCGCGGTCAGGCGGCCGGACCGGTCCTTGGCTGGAAAGCCGAACTCGTTGAGGGTCGTGCAGACAAAAGCCCGGTACGGCGCACCTTCGGCCGGACGGATGTCCGCCAGGGTCACGATCTCATCGACGATGCCAGGCAGTTCCAGGCCGGTCTTGCTGCCCTCGATCTGCAGCGAGAAGTACGGCCGGTTGAAATCATCCAGCCGCTTGTCGAGCAGACCGACGAGCCAGACATTCTTGTCCGGCGTGTGCTGGAGGTGGGTCAACCACCCGATCATCTCCTGACCGAGCAAGCCGTAGGCCCCGCGCATATCGGCCTTGCCGCTGCGATCGGACATGGCCTGCGGCTGCCCCTTTGCCCATTGCAGGCAAAGGCGCGAGGCGACCGTGATGCTGTCGACGAAGATCGTGTCGTACTTGTCGAGTATGTTCGGCGGACCGAAGGCATTACACACCCGGGCATAATCGGCCCGGCTGTAGGTTTGATCGTCGCGCATCGCGGGATTGGGGCCGCCGATCCAGCAGGCCAGATCCCGCGCGCGATCCCAGTCGCGGATCCGGATCTCATCGCCGGGCCAGCCCTGCACGGCCAGTTCACCCGCCTCGAGGTTGATGAACAGCGTGGTGTCCGGATTGAGGGTCCAGAGCTGGGAGGTCTTGCCGATCCCGGAGATCCCGGTCAGCACGCCCTTGATCCCGCGGCGCTCGCGCATCCGTTCGTCGGCGGTGATGATCTGCAGCGGGGCGCTGCTGAAGGCGGCGCTCACTTGCCATTCTCCAGATCACGCAGCGCGGCCGCGACCGCATTGTCGTAGCCATGGGCGCCCTGGCGACGGGCGCGTTTAACGATTTCCTCCAGTCCGTAAGCGATGCTGTTGAGTGCGCTGGCCTGGCGAGAGATTGCCACTTCCGCGAAGGCTACCTCGTCGAGCGTGGCTTCCTCGGTCGGAATGTAGGCGGCGGGGTCATCGCCCATCGCAGGCACGGTGATGATGTCAGGAACATTGCGCAGCCACAGGGACTTGCGAAGGCGCTTGAGAGGCGAAGTCGTAATCATTTCGAGGGTCTCCCCGTTTCGTCGAAGGGACCAGGGTTCGTCAGGCAAACATCTGCCGGGCCCGACGCCGCCCTGGAGCACGCGGTCGGGTTGTTCCCCACTGGGGGTGTTCTATTCGCCCGAAGGCCCGGCATGATTTGGCGAGGTTCCGAGCGGCGCTGCCGTCGTCCTCTGCTGGTCATCTACCGGCGGCGATTCCGAACTGTCGGGATGAGGCCGAGATATTCTTCGAGCCCCCAGTCCTCAGCGGCTTGGCGGATCTGCTCCTTGCGCTCGTATATGGTAGAACGGTGCAGCCCTGCCTCACGCGCGGCTTCACAGACGTTGTCAGCAGCGAGGATCGCGACGTAGCGCTGCAACACGGGCGGCAGGTCGCCGATGAAGCGTGCGACATCTCGGGCAAGACCGATTTTCAGTTCGTCGAGGGCAAAGGGATTTTTGAGGTCGTCCAGCTTGTCGATCAGGCTGGCGCCATCCTCCTCGTCGTCATTGGCGACAACGAAATCGAGGGAGATGGTGATGCGTTCGGCGCGGAGCTTGTGGGTCGATGCCGTCAGGCTGGCCACGCGGTTGGTGACGACGCGGTCAGCGAAGGTTTCGAAGGATGCCCGGTCGGGGTCGAACCGCCCCTTCCGCCTGAGCAGGTCGAGCATCAGCTCCTGCTCGATGTCTTCCTTGTCTATGCCGGGCAGCGTGCCGCTGCGCGCCAGCTTGGCGGCCTTGTATTTGATGTTACGGATTACACGGGGGGAGATGCCGCCATAGCGGTTGTGGAGCTCCATTAGGGTTCGCCTTGATCTGCGGACCAGCTCGCGGGCTGGAATGCAGGTCACGGCGAATTTTCGTCCAGGCGGTGATGGAGCCCAATCTGACAATGAAAAGCCGCCGGGAATCAGCGGATTCCGGCGGCTCTGGTCTCAGAAAAAAATCGAAAAAACTTTAGTCGTCCTCAACGAAATTTCGTTGGTGGGCACCCTGACGGCCTTGTTTCAGACCATCGGCGTTGGTCACGTACTGGGCTACATATTGGCCGTCCTTGACCACGATGGGATCGTCCTGGATGCCGAACGCGGCGATCAGTTTTCGCGATAGCGTCTGCTTCTGCTTCTGCAGCTTGCTGTCGGAGGGGAATGGTATCGAACCGTTCCCCATCGCGATGGCCTTCAACATCGTCCACTGGTTGGTCGGCTTGCCATTACTGGCCTTCGCCATGCCCAGCTGGCCGGGCTCGAAACGCCTCGTTTCGCTATCATACCTGACGTTGACTACCTCGTTAGATTGGAAAACTACCTTAACCCTCGACCATTTCGCATCGGCGGGTAGAGCCCATACCAAGCCCGACGCACCGCCCTGCAGGGATTGCCTGACAACATCCTCCAGTTTCGTCAGCAGGTCGGATGCCATCGGCGTCGCGCTGACGCTGTTGGCGCCGTCCGCGACGAGAACATCGTCAAAGGCCCGCCATTCCACGCCGGTGCGAGCCAGAAATTGCTTTTGATCTTCGGCCAGGGTGCGGGATGTGGGGACGAGGAGCAGCTGCGGCTGGGCAATACCCTGCAACCCATCGAATACCGCCAGCCCCCTGTCTGCCTGACTGCCGCCCTGGAAAAGCCCGAAGACACTGACACTCCGACCGGCGACCACATCATGGGTGCCAATCGAGAACAGCCCACCTGAGATGTGCGTCGGCTGATGCGCTGTAAGGCCAAGCGCGCCGCAGACCAATTCGGCAAATTTCGTCCGATCGATCCGCTGCATCTGGATGTCCGCTAGCGTGACAGCGAGGGTGTCGCAGATCGGCGGGACATCCTGGCATTCGGCGACCATGCGTCCGTCCGACAGTTCGATGACCTTGCGGGGGCAGAATTCTCCGGCGCCGGACGGGCAGTCGACCGACGCGGCACGACGGCCCGTGTTGACGAGCAGCGGCTTGATGACCTCCCATTCCGCCGGATGACCGCCGCGCCAGCTGATGGCAGGCATGCCCGCATCGTTCAGCATGTCGAGGGTTTCCCAGAAATTGGTCAGCTTGCGCACCGTGATCATTCACCTCCCGGCGTGCAGAAGCCACGGGCAGCGAGCCACTGTTCGATCAGAACGCTGTCATCGTCCCGGTCGTAACGGGCGATGTTTGGCAAGCGAATCGTGACTGACCTGTCCTTCGAGGAATTGGTGAAACGGACCTTGAAGCCGACACTGGTGATCCTGCCGCCGCGGAGCCTGTCGGGCCACCTGTCGGCGAAGGCGGCAAAGAGGTCGTCAGCTTTGCGAATCTCCCGTTCGGCAAATCCGCCCCAATATTTCTGCACCTCGACCAGGACGACGCGATCGATCCCCTCGATATCGTCACAGGCAAGGGCATCGGGACCATCAGTCAGGAGCGGGTCAAAATTGTATTTTGCGCCTTTCCCGAAATGGTCGGGGTCGTTGAACAGGATGAAACCCAGCGTGTTGAGGTAAAGTTCGGTCTCGCCCTTGGTCGAAGTGTGTACCCCGATCTCGCCGCTGTCCTCGTCGTAAACCAGAACGTCATGCTGCTGGGGACGATAGAGTTCCGTGGCAGTTTCCCCGCTGTCCTGGTGCTTGCCTTCACGCCGCATTGGCAAGCCGTGACGCACGAGCATCCAGACCCGACGATCGCGACGAAAGGTAAGGAACCGCGTGCCGCGCCCTTTGCGCTTGCTGGCGAACCAGTCGTTGAAAGTGGCTTGGATTTCGAGGGCTTGGCCATCCGACACCTCCGGAAATGGCCGCGGATCTTCCGTGCGTCCGCTGAAATACTCGAACTTCTTCTGATTGAAGACAACGGCGCGGTTATGGGAATCACGGAGCAGGTCCGGGCGTAGGAGCCAGATTTGCACCGCGACATCGGCCGGCGTTGCGTCGTCGTGCTGCGCGAGATCGAGCCCGTTCGATCGCGCCATGTCGAGCAGGTCCTCGATCCGCAGATCACCAGCGGTTTCGTGAATGAAATAAAGTGCGTCGACCAGTTCGGTCGGCGTTTCGTCGGTCGGCGTCATCAACACACCGCTCAGCCGTTCGAACGGGAACCCATCCTCGTCGTCCACCAGTTCGACCCCGCGCCCGGCGAGATATTCGGACCACGGATTGAACAACGCCACAAGGTTGGCGACCGAAATGTTCTTGAGCCGATCGGCTTTTGTAAACAGACGAGGATTGAATGTCGGCATACAGGCTCCAGGCAACTTAGGGGGGTTGCGTCACCACCCAGCCTATCGTCCCGAATGGACTTGCCAAGAGGGTAGGTTCCTTTTCTGTTCTCCCGACAGTCCGGCGACCTCGCCGGTAAGTGACAGGACCATCTGGAGTCCTGTCAAATGCACCGTTTTCTGAGGCTTTTTAGCGGACTACGTGTCCGCTCTCGGGTCGCCAGCTATCAACTGGCTATCCACATAAATCGCTCCACAGACCCGACCATTCTGGTGGTCGGAGCCGTCGCCGCAGCGAATCATATGCCCACCCTTACGCTGGTGGTCCTGACCGGGATGGGCGGTCATGGATAATCCCGGTGAACGCGAACGCGCGGCGCTGTTCGCCGCGATGAAAAGCATGGGCAGCGCCATGGCCGGCATCGGCTGGCACCGGCGCTTCAATGAACTGACGGATCAACAGGCGGCTGCCCTTGCCGAGGCTGCCGTCGACGGCTTCCAGCGGTCGATGTGGGAGAGCGCACCGGAGGTGCCGTTCTGATGGACCCGCTCGATTTCAACCACCGGGAGAAACCTCCCCAGTTCGTCGATTTGGTGAACGCCCGGATCGACACCGCGCTCACCTTGGAAAACAGCACGCGCGAACCGCGGGCATACCTTGGCGGCAGCAGGCTTGGCGAAAGCTGCGCCCGTAAGCTGCAGTATGAATATCTGAAGGTCCCGCGCGATCCCGAACGGGAGTTCAATGGCAAGACCCTGCGGATTTTCGCGGTGGGCCATGTGTACGAGGACCTTGCCGTCGACTGGCTGACTAAGGGCGGATACGACCTGCGCACGCGCAATTCATCGGGCGACCAGTTCGGATTTGCCGTCGCGGACGGCCGGGTTCGGGGGCACATCGATGGCGTCATCGTGGCAGGTCCGGACGACCTGGCCGTCCCGGCGCTGTGGGAGTGCAAGTCCGCCAACGCGAAGAACTGGCGAGACATCGTGAAGCGCGGAGTGGCCGTCTCGAAGCCCGTCTATGCGGCGCAGATCGCGCTCTATCAGGCCTATCTTGGCCTTACTGAGCATCCGGCCGTCTTCACTGCCATCAACAAGGACACCTGCGAGCTCTGGCATGAACTCGTCCCGTTTGACGGGGCGCTGGCGCAGGCCTGCAGCGACAAGGCCGTGCGGATCCTGCAGGCATGCGACGCCGGTGAATGGCTGCCTCGCGTCGCGGCTGATCCCGATCATTTCGAATGCACCTGGTGTGACTGGAAGCAGCGGTGCTGGTCATGATGGCGGCTGACACCGAACCGGCGCCGCAGCGCCTCAAACCAGACCCCGCAATGATCGCGACCTTCACCGAAATGGTGTTGGGTTATTGCGAGCATTTCGTCCCCGTCCGCGCGCTTGCCGAAAAAGGCGGCGGCGATCACATGCCTCACACCCCTTTCATGGAAAACGACGCCGAATTGGCAGGCAAGCTGGCGGTTCAGGCCGGCTGGGCGGCCGACAATGGCATGGCCTTGTTCGTGGTCCCGGGAACGGTGCTGGCGGCTGGTGAAGCCAAGGCCGAGCACATTGCCCAGACCCAGGTGGTGCTGGTCGATCTCGATCATGGCGACATCGGCGCCAAACGAGATCACCTGGCGAGGCATCTGGGCGAACCCAGTCTCGAGGTGGCATCGGGCGGAATTACGCCAGAGGGGCAGCGCAAGCTACATCTCTACTGGCGGCTATCCGAACCGGCCGAGGGCGACGATATCACCACCGTCTGCCGTGCCCGGCACATGATCGCCTGCAAGGTTGGCGGCGATCCGTCGTTCCGCTCGCCGCACCAGCCGATCCGGGTGGCAGGCTCGGTGCACGCCAAATCCGGCACGCAGCGGCTGGTTGAAATCCTCCACTGCCGGACGCGGGATCATGATCTCGGCGACCTGGTCGAAGCTGTAATGGCCATGCCCCCGCTCGAGGGGGAAGTTCCGTCGGATCTCGATTTCAATAACGCGGGCGCGACATCCGGAGCGGTGACTGAGCTGTTCAGCCATGTTGTCCGCGAAGGCGGCGTTGACGGCACCACCCGCTTCGAGGCCCTGTCGCGGATCATTGGTTATTGGATCCGTCGATGCCGCGAGGGCCATGTCACCGCGGCGCAGGCCTGGGCTGAAATCGTTGATTACAACAGCGCCCGCATCGATCCGCCTTGGGAGGAATCGCGCCTTCGGCACGAGGCCGAGAAAATATGGAAGCTCGACAGTGCCAACTACGGCGAGGACTATCTTGATGCGGATCCCGGTGGCGGACCACCCCAAGGTGGCGGCCACAGCGGCGGGAGTTCGGCACCAGTCCAGTTGACCGAAGATGCCTTGGCTGAGGCGTTCACCGACCAGCATTCGGAGGATTGGCGATACGTCGCAGCCTGGGGTCAGTGGCTCAACTGGTCGGGCACGGTCTGGCGGAAA